TATCAACCTTGAAAAACGTAATCAGAACATTAGAGACGACATCCTTGAAATGAATGATATGAACCCAAGTTATACTAGACAGCATCAAGGCGAATGGGAAGCAAGTGTTAGACGCGAAAAAGAAGCGGCAGAGGCAAAATAACCTCTTGACTTTATACAATTTTTAGTGTAAGCTAGTAAAAAATATTAAGAGGATATTAAATGTTTAAGAAAGCGGCTGTCTTTACAGATATCCATTTTGGCCTTAAAGGCAATAGTAAGGTTCACAACGATGATTGTGAAAGATTTATAGACTGGTACATAGAACGTGCAAAAGAGCACGGTTGTGAAACTGGTATATTTTGTGGTGATTGGCACCACAACAGGAATAGTCTTAATCTTACAACTATGGATGCTACTATACGTTGTTTAGAAAAACTTGGACAAGCATTTGAAAATTTTTATATGTTTGTTGGCAATCACGATTTGTACTACAAAGACAAACGTGATGTAAGTTCAACAGAGTTTGCAAGGCATATTCCAGGTATTACAGTAGTAGAAAATTTTACTGAAATTGAAGATGTAGCACTTGTTCCTTGGTTAGTTGGAGACGAGTGGCAAAAAATACAAAAATGTAAAGCCAAATATATGTTTGGTCATTTTGAATTACCTCATTTTTATATGAATGCTATGGTGCAAATGCCAGATCATGGTGATTTGAAAGCAGAACACTTTGTAAATCAAGAGTATGTGTTTAGCGGACATTTTCATAAACGTCAACGACAAGGAAAAATACATTATCTGGGTAATGCATTTCCGCACAACTATGCAGATGCATGGGATGACAAACGCGGAATGATGGTGCTTGATAGAGAAAACAACGAAGAGCCTGTGTACATTGACTGGGAAGATTGTCCAAAATACAGAACAACTACATTAAGCAAACTTCTAGACCCACAATCAGATGTTATCAAAGCTAATATGTATCTGCGTGTTACTATTGACGTTCCAATTAGCTACGAAGAAGCAAGTTTTATTAAAGAAACTTATGTAAACAATTATGGATGTAGAGAAATAACACTAATTCCTGAAAAACAAATGGAAGAAATTAGTACAAACTTAGATATTACTAAGTTTGAAAGTGTTGATCAAATTGTTTCAAAAGAAATTGAAGCTATTGAAAGTGAACAATTTAATAAAAAAATGTTACTAGACATATACAACGAGTTATAAATGCTAAAAATAAAAGATTTAACAGTAAAGAATTTTATGAGTGTGGGTAATCAAACCCAAGCTGTTGATTTTAACAAACAACAACTAACACTCGTGCTTGGTGAAAACTTAGATCAAGGAGGTGATGATTCTGGATCACGTAACGGTACAGGCAAAACTACAATAATCAATGCATTATCGTATGCACTGTATGGCCAAGCATTGACCAACATCAAACGGAACAATCTTATTAATAAGACTAATTCTAAAGGGATGTTGGTCACCCTACATTTTGAGAAAGATGGACAAGACTACAGAATTGAGCGCGGACGCTCTCCCAATGTTTTGAAATTCTTTATCAATAATGAAGAGCAAGAACTAATTGATGAATCTCAAGGTGACAGCCGCAAGACCCAAGAGACTATCAATAGCTTGCTAGGTATGAGTCACGATATGTTTAAACATATCGTGGCTCTTAATACCTATACTGAACCTTTTTTATCATTGCGGCAAAATGATCAACGTGCAATTATTGAACAACTTTTAGGCATTACAATACTAACTGAAAAAGCAGAAATACTTAAAGAACAGATCAAACAAACAAAAGATGCAATTACGGAAGAAACTGCAAAAATTACAGGTATACAAACTGCTAACGAAAGAGTACAAAGTACTATCACTAGTTTACAAGGAACACAACGGGCTTGGCAAGCAAAGAAAAAAGCAGATGAAGAAAAACTTGCACAATCAATTGACGAACTAGAACATTTAGATATAGACAAAGAATTAGATGCACATGAAAAACTAGCCAATTGGACAGAAATGAACAATGCTATTATGGCTCTTAACAAAGAAAAAAGCACACTAGAGAGTGCATTACTACGTGCTAACAAGTCTGTGGAAAAAGCAGAAAAAGACATCGCAAATCTAGAAGATGCTACTTGTTATACATGTGGACAAGCACTACATGATGATAAAAAAGCTGAATTAGAGACACGTAAAACTAAAGAACTAGAAGATGCACTTGCATACCAAACAGAAGTAGCAGACAAACTTGAAGATGTTGTTAAAGGACTAAATGAAATTGGTGATATTAACGGAAGACCTAACACATTTTACGAAAGTGCAAAAGAAGCATATGAGCATAGACAGAATGTTGATAGCTTAAAACAAGCATTAGAAAACAAAACCAACGAAGATGATCCGTATGCAGAGCAAATTAAAGAATTAGAAACAACTGCACTACAAGAAATAGATTGGCAGGCTGTAAACACACTAGATACATTTAAAGAACACCAAGAATTTTTATTAAAATTACTGACAAACAAAGATAGTTTTATACGTAAGAAAATTATTGATCAGAATCTTGCATATTTGAACAATAGACTTACACATTATTTAGATAAACTAGGACTTCCTCATCAAGTTGAATTCCAAAATGATTTAAATGTACAAATTACACAACTTGGACAAGACTTAGACTTTGATAACTTGAGTCGAGGTGAGAGAAATAGACTTATACTTGGTATGAGCTTTTCATTCCGAGATGTATGGGAAAGTTTGTATCAAAATATTAACTTGTTGTTTATTGATGAGCTTATTGATAGTGGTATGGACACAGCTGGTGTAGAAAGTTCATTAGCAGTAATCAAGAAAATGGGTAGAGAATTACAGAAAAATGTATTCCTCATCTCACACAAAGATGAACTTGTAGGTAGAGTAAATCATGTTATGAAAGTTATTAAAGAAAACGGATTTACATCGTATGAAAATGATATAGAGATAGTAGAATGAGTAAAGATGTAGTTGTATCAAACTGTTTAGGTGAAGAAGCAACTCCTATAGATCGCCTCTATGGCGATTTGCACGGAAAATATTTTGTTGTACAAAAAGACTTTACACATTACAAAGGCAAAATTCATAAAAAAGGCACACTAGTAAAAGGACTTGACGGCAATAGGTTTAGAAGCCATTGTTTTGTAACAGATGATAACCGTTGGTTTGACCGTTGTGGTATGCCAATAGCAAAACCTTCTAATTTAGTGAACGATGAGTGATATAACAGACGACATACATGACCAATTGACAAAGGCATACTTAGAATACTTCAAGGCAAATGAAAAGTTTGAAGCACGTAACTCAGTGAGAACGCACAAAGAAGTACGAAGATGGTTAAGAACTATCCGTACTTTAGCTAAAACACGGATGGAAGAGATTCATGTGCATCATAACACAACTCGAAAAACCAAATCAGACGTAGATTCTTAATAGGCCAGGGTAAGTACCACATGCAATGGACTTATCAAGGAAAACAAGTGACAGAAATACCAGAAGGTATTGAAGGATTTGTTTACTTGATAACAAATCTTACAAATAATAAAAAGTATATAGGCAAAAAACTAGCAAAGTTTAAAAAAACCCGTCCTCCATTAAAAGGACGGAAAAATAAACGCAGATCTAAGGTAGAATCAGATTGGAGAGACTATTGGGGATCTTCAGATAAACTAATAGCAGACGTAGAACAACTAGGCCAAGACAAATTTAGCAGGGAAATACTGTATTATTGTAAAAGTAGAGGCGAATTATCATATTTAGAGGCTAAAGAACAGTTTGCCCGTGAAGTATTGTTGAGTGATGAGTATTATAACGGGATTATTAATGTAAGGGTAGGCGGTTCTAAGATTTTAAGAGAAAATTTAAAGGCACACAAGGACACTGTTTGATCTAGATAGCTAGATCCACCTTGAGTAGCAGGAAACTGCATCAGAACTGGTGAGTCCAACAGGCTGTATGCTACGAAAACCCCTTAGCACTAGGAACGAAGCGGGGGATAGCACTTTAATTTATAAAGTGTGATGTCGACGTAGGTTGGGAAAGGTTAGAGCCCAGTAGCATAGTCAAATACCTACTTCCGATCTCGGCTGAGCGAACTCACATGAAGTTTTCGAGATGATGGAACCGCTAGTAGGTTCCGTCTGACTAAACAATCTACATGAAGTTACAACAATATCACTACGTGATATTGCTTTTTAATTAAATAGTTTAGTTTGAGCGCAAGCGAAAACTTATATCTACGAAGTAGATATACTAAATACACTTATAAAACGTTTTAGGATGATAACATGCGTGTAACAGATATTACAGAACAACAAATCAACGAAGCACCAACTAGTAGACTTGGAAATTTCGCCAAAAAAATAGGTGCAAAAGCCGCAGGTGCTGTAGGTATGTCAGGAACAGCTGGACGACTTGGTGGCGGTGCAGAAGTAGGAACAAAAGCAAACGAATTATACAAATCACTTGCAAGATGGCAAGGTATTAACGGCAAAAATGATAAAAACATGACAGCGGCTGATGTTAAAGCATGGGCGGCTCAGGACAAAGTTAATGTAAGCGCAGTTCAAATGCCAAATGGTGTACTTCCTAAAAATAAATTAATGGATATTATGAAAAAAGTTGCGGCTAGTGAATTAACTGGCGGTAACGTAGGTGCAGAACCGGCATCTAAAGCGCAGGCCACACCGCAGAGCGGTGGTGGAGGAGCTATT